TCTAATTGGTCAATTGTTGTATTGCGTATCAACCGAAAGGGACTTATTTTAGGAAGTAAACCTTGTAAAAATTGTGATAAACTTCTTAATGCTGTAGGATTGAATAGTGTCTATTATAGTACCGACGATGGGAATTTTATTGACAGTGTTGGAAATTTGATTGAAGGCAACGAGTTGACAATGCCGATGGTTATGGTATAATCCGCTATACGGAGGCTACCTATGAATTGTATTTATTGTCAAGAAAATGTTGGATTTGATCGCTACGAGTTTCTGGTTGAAACTGGTCGCAAAATGATTTGCAAGGATTGTAGTGTAGAAAATCGTGCTGTGGGATTTATGGATTGGGGACATAAAACTGCACCTAGTCTTGTTATGGTTCCCGCTAATGCTACACAAACTATTCGTAAACTTGATCGTGCCAACAGGAGAGCAAGATGAAAAATAATATGACTTGGTTACAACTGTATAACTTTCTTTATGAACGAGCAAACGATATTAATAATCCCGGCAGTTTTCCTTGGCAAGAAAATGTGCAAGTATTTGATTTTGAAACTCTAGAATATTATCCTACTGATTTTATTCAAATGCCGGATAATAAAATTTCTTTGAGTATTGATACTTCTAACACAAATATGGAGACTGTTTAAAATGGATTTAGAAATTGAAAGCCTCTTGTTTAAGCAAGTTGAAAAGCCTAAAAATCATCTTATGACTAAGATTATTAATGTCTGGGAGAATCGCTATCGTATTAATGTTTATACTGAAATTTTTGATGAAACCATTCAACTAACCAAGCGTAAGATTAGTGCTAGTTATTTTTGTCATTATAGTTCCGGTAAACTAGAAATAAAGGATAGTCCAAATGGATCAGGAATTACAGCAACAACTATTTGATAAATATCCAGACTTTTTCAGTAATAAAGATAAAAGTCCTATGGAAAGTTGTATGAGTATGGGTATAGAGTGCGGAAATGGATGGTATGATCTTATAAATTCAATTTGCCAGATAGTAGAGAGTCTTAATAAGAATATCAAAGATAGAAATAGACTTATTGCTGGTAACAATGAAACAATTATTGATTTCAAATTTGATCAGATTAAAGAAAAGTTTGGCGGACTTAGGGCTTATTATTCTGGTGGAAATGATTACATTCGTGGTTTGGTTACTATGGCTGAAACGATGAGTTATAAAATTTGTGAAGTTTGTGGGAATAAAGGAAAAGCAAATAAAAGTGGCTGGATTATCACACTTTGCGATGGCTGTAGAAAATCTTAAAGAAACCGACTTGACAACGCCGATAATCTTGTTATACTTGGAGCATAAGGCTTAACAAACGCACCGGAGATAAATAAAATGGGTAAGGGACAAAAGGCTTGTGAGAATTGTGGTCAAACTACTGGCCCCCGTGCTTATGCGTGTAAGAAGTGTAATACTCCTTTCGTCTTTAAGGCAAAGAGTAAGGAACATAAAAATACAAGGGCTATCCAGAATGTTAATTGGCGTGAACTGGTAAAGGGAGATAGAATTAAGGTTGGTGGCGGGCCTTATTTTTTTAGCAAGGGGGAGTTTATCCCTATGGGCTATAGGGGTAAGTTTGTGGTTGAATCAGTAGATAAGAATGGTATTCTTGCTTGGGGCATTGACAAGAACGCTGGATTTGCACATATTTATATGGCTGGAGATATTCAGAATAAGGAAACTGGTGTTTGGAAAACCAAGCACAAGTTGATCAAATTGAAGCAGAGAGAGCAGGCCGTATGAGTTTAAGTCCTCAACAAAAAGAAGCACTAGAAAATCTATATTCTCATAGAGATCATATAGAAGATCATCTCAATAAAATTGACACTATTTTAAAGATGTCTTTTCCAAAAGAATATGCTCTAGCCTATCAGCATTGGTTGCCACAAATAAAAACTGGCCTAAGAGATAATACTAAATGGCTTCCTAGAGGACAATACTCAATGGACTATACTCTAAATAGTTTAATTGACCATGTGATTAATGATTTGGATAAAGGTGTAAGTAAGTATATCTAATAAATTACTTTTTGGAGAGTATGAACATGAGCGACGTTTATGCGATTACTGATCTTGAAGGATACGCCACAGAAATGCGTGAGGCTGCGGCTAAAAGTCTATCACAGTCTTATGAAGAAAATCTTGATGATTTTATTAGCATCGGACAAATGATTAATCTTGTAAATAGCGAATGTGTTGGATTCGATAATAAAGATCGTCCGTTACTCAATGAAGATGCAAATGAAACAATCTATGAGCGTACTGTAACATGGATTCATAATGTTGGATTGGCAAAACTCGCTGCTAAAGGATTGGTAGAATGTGCTTGGGATGAAAAAAGCAACGAGATGGTTTTTTGGGCTAATCCAGAAATCACAAAAACAACAAAGAAAAAGAGAAAATCAAATGACCAATCCATCAAACGAAGAAATAAGAAGAAAGATTCGTGATCTAGAAGATAAGATTCATGATTGTAAAGCATATATCTCATCTGATTTTTGTGTGAGTTGTAATGAGATGTATGAAAATATTAAAAAGTATGAAGCAGATATTAAATCTCTCAAGGAATTATACCACAACGACTAAAAAAATATTCTCAAGGATTGACAGGTCGCTGGCCGATGATATAATGGTGACATGACGGTGATTGATTATTGACAATACGGGGCGGAAGGTAAGCCGGTTGCATCCGACACTCTTATAAGGTGTTCATAGGTAGGTTCGACTCCTACTCGCCCTATTTTAAACTTGCTTTTGATGACAGTGAAACTATTATATTGTGGACACTAATCATATCAAAAACAAGGAAAGTTTATGACTCATCGTTCATTATGCTGTATGCCAATAGTAACTCTGCTAGTAGGTTTATTAGTTTTATCGGTTGGTTTCAATTTTATATTCGTTGAAAAAATCAATAAACTAAATCATGTAGTTAGCACTATAACTTCACCAGTTAATGATGACGAACTAAAGAAATTGATGGAAGAAGTTAAAAGGCTATCAACACAAACATATACTTCAGGTACTAAGTACGATATTAAAACTAGAGAACCAATCAAAAATGATTTCTGAAATTACACATGATAGACAATGGACATTAAAATATTCCCTATTTAATAGGAAATGCTATTTTAGTGGACAATCTTTGAGGTTTCAACCATGCTATGTTGGAAGAAAAAAGATTCGGTCATTATTGTCAAAAAGGTATCAAAATGATGATATTTGGATAAGCAAAGACCAATATCTGAATATGATTAAGAATGGAATGGTGTAACTTATGATAACCTTCCTTTATATTAGTTAAGTAACTAACCCACCTAAAAGAAAGATTATCATGAAATACAGACTTCTGTTTATATGTCTATTATCAGTTTTATTTGCTTCTCTTACCATGAATGTTATTCATTCAGAATGTTTGGAGGCTGTTAAAGAAACAAATAAGATCAACGACATAATACACACAAGAATGGTTAGTGATTTACATGATAGATTGATGGAATTAGAAAACTAAGGGCTAGTAAAGGTATCGACAGGTAAAATAGATTTAGACGGCATCGACTGGTTGAATAACAGGCCAGTATAAAAGTTATTCAAAAAATGTTTAATTGGCGAAGTAAATCTCGCTCTCGCTGCCTAATTAATTAGGTACGAGTGGGGCTATATGGGCCTTATTACCAAATCATGTTGACTCAGATAAATCTGATAAGGAAGTCTAACCCGAAAAAATAGACAATGATCGTAACCGATCTGATGAAGATAATTTCTTCTAGGTTTGTCTACTGTCCGAATTACAATAGACTAACGATGTAGAAGTTTATATTGATGTTTATTCTGGACAGGGGTTCGACTCCCCTCTAGTCCATTTAATACTATGAGAAAAATTTGTTCATACTGTGAAAAAAGGAAGAACTTAAAAAGTTTCCCCAAGCATAGTATGTATAAAGACAATCTTGATAGTAGATGTAGAAGTTGTGTTAAGAAACAAACTAAAGTTCGTGGAAAACTTCACAAAAAAGCCCCGCCTCGTCCAGAGGTATGTGAGTGTTGTAAAAAAGTGCCGTTAAAATGGTGTTTGGATCACGATCATTCTGATGATTCTTTTAGAGGATGGGTCTGTGAACGATGTAATACTGGCATAGGAAAACTTGATGATAATTTAAATGGTGTAATTAAAGCTGTAAACTATTTAATCATGGCAAAAAATAGGAACCAGCAAAATGAATCTTTATCGCAAATGGATTCAGCATTTAAAAGAAAATGATATGACCTATTTACAGCATCTCATCTTTGCATTTTTCTATGGTTCTTGTTGTTTGCTTGCAGGATTCTATTTAATTATACATTCAGTATTACCTTGTTTTTTCGCAACGGCAGGTAGCGATTTGGTAACAAGACTAAATGTAATTTTTAAGAAAAACATTAGATAATATAAATAAAATAGCATCTATTGTGTAGTTCCAATACGCTTGTTCAAGTTGCTGCTTGACAACGCCGATAGATATGGTATACCTACAAAGGACACAACAAGGAGAAATTGCAATGACTCACGATTTTAATTATGTTTGGGATATGGTTCGTGATCTTAGGGCGACTAGCAGCACTATTGATAAGCAAGGGATTATTGAGGATTATTGTAATCATAATTCTGAGGCTGCAAGTTTTGCTAAAAAAATTCTACTCTATACCTACCATCCTCTTTGGCAATATAATGTCACAAGTGATAATCTCAAGAAGAAAAACTCTTTGAGGGGAAAGTCTTATAAGAATTTCTTTGGTCTGCTAGATGACCTAAAGAGTCGCAAAATTACTGGTCACGATGCTATCGGAGCAGTCCATACTTTTATTGATAGTCAGTCAAATAAAAACAACATTGAAGAACTCATTCATTGTATTATTGATAAGGACTTGAAAACCCGTGCTGGCGATAAGATTATCAACAAGGCTATTCCTGACCATATTCCAGAGTTTAGTGTTGCTCTGGCAGATAAGTATGAACCTAAACTGGTAAGTTGGAAGGACGGTTGGTATGTTAGTCGTAAAATCGACGGGGCCAGATGTATCGCTATTGTTGATGAAAATGGCGATGCTTCTTTCTTCTCACGAACCGGAAAATCTTTTGATACCCTTGATGTTGTTGCTGGTGGAATCAAGGCACTGGGAATTACTAATGTTGTATTTGATGGTGAACTTTGTCTTGTTGATGACGAAGGCAACGAGGATTTTCAGGGGATTATGAAGCAACTGAAAAAGAAGGATCATACTATTCCTAATCCATCATATAAAATTTTTGATATGATTAGCCATGATGAGTTCTATAGTAAGAAAGGAGATAAGAATAGACCATATTCTATCAGATATGCTAATCTTTGTGCCGTTATGGAACCTAATGAATGTCCGTGCCTAACTATTCTTGAGCAAGAAGTTATTAGGGACGACGATCATTTTAATGAGTGGATTGCAAAGTCTACTAAAGAAAAATATGAAGGTCTTATGCTTCGTGCTGATGAACCGTACAAAGGAAAGCGTAGCAAAGATTTGCTCAAGTATAAAAGTTTTTTTGATGATGAATACGAAGTTATCGACACAGAAATGGGGCCATTTCGTTATGTGAAAGATGGTGCAGAGCATGAGGAGACTATGCTTTCTTGTGTTATGATTAACCATAAGGATTATACTGTGCGAGTTGGTAGCGGATTTAGTATTGAGCAACGTCAAGAGTTCTATAAGAATCCTAAGAAGATTCTTGGTAAGCAAATAACCGTACAGTATTTTGAAGAGACTAAGAATCAAGAGGGGAAATTAAGTCTTCGCTTCCCAACTTTTAAAGTTTTACACGGGTCTGCTAGAACGGTTTAAAGAATCGTGCTTGACAAGACGATAACGCTAGTGTAGAATGTTAGCATAACGCTTGAAACACTTTTGGAGAAACCCATGATCGTTGAGAATACTGTTGTCGAAAAAGAACCAGTTGTAATGAACACATCTAAGGCAGATGAGTTCTTTAAGAATTTTCCAAAGGATAAAGTAGTTGCATACAAAGACTATTGGGAAAGTGTTCGTCCTAAGACTAACGAAGATATTTTTCGTCGCTATCTCTTTGCTTTCATGAGCGTCCATACTACATGGGAAAGTAATGTTAAGGGTTATAATGCCGTTAAAAACTTCAATGAATGGATTGATGACAAAACATCACTTCTTGAAAAAATCAAAAACAGTGGAGTCGGTCTTCATAATAATCGTACAGAATATATTTGGAATTTTAAGGATAAGTTTTGGGTCAATCCTAAAGATTATATTATAACAACTAAGAAATATCATGTTAAGAAACGTGATAGCATCATAAATAAAATTCGTGGATTAGGAGCAGCGAAAATCTCATTCAGTTGCGAGATGCAGAATCCTAATGAATGTAGAGTAGTGTGTTTGGACGTTCATTTGCTTAGACTTTATGGTTGCGAGAATCTAAAATATAACAAAAGCCCAAAGGGCATGGTTATGTACAAAAATATCGAAAGGCATTGGAGCATTAACTGTGGTAGAACAAATGTGCCTTGTTATATCATGAGGTCTTTGTATTGGAATACTTTGCAGAATCAAGAGAATTGTCGCTACTGGAGTCATTGTTTAGAATCATAAAGCATCCAACCTCCTTTGGTTTTTTTAATCTTTTTCTTAACTAATTTGTATATAATTTCTTCTCTTAGTATTTTTCTTATAGCATATATTCCATATCTAGTATCGGTTATTTTTTCTTGAGTATTAATATTGTATATAGTATATAAATTTTTATCGCAGTTAGCATTACTAAGTCCAGATTTGTCCGGCTCTGCTAAATTTTTAGCTAAAGACCATCCTTTATGACTTTTAAATCTTCCAGCCAGCATATTAGAAATACAACATTCTGTTAATTTATACTTTTTAATAAAATCAATTCTTTTACCCTCGTATTCCTTACCTTTTTTATGATAAAACTTATAAATAGTCTGGTCTGTTATAGACCTCTCCGGTCTTGCGTCGGTTTGTTTTTTAAAACTAGGGATAAGTCTATTGCATACTATTCTAGATCCTATATTGTATCGAGTTTTTGCAAAAATTAATGTTTTCATAGTACCATTTTGTATCCAATATTTTTTTAATAAATTTTTTGTTTTATGAGGTATTTTAATCCAACATGCGTGTTTATGTCCATAGCGATCTGGTGGTCTAATAGCATCAAATATCATGTTATATGATTGTTTTTTATATTTACTGGCTATATTAAGATATTGTTGTTCTTTTTCTATTAAAAACGTCTTATCGCATTTTTCTATAATCTTAAACAGAAAGTTATTTTCTCCATCACGATTCCAAGATCTTTGTAGTTTAGGAGAATGATGATCATTTCTTTTTAATCGTTCTTTATGTTTTCTCCATCGATAATAAATATCACAACTTGACCCAACATAATATTTATTGTTTGTTCTATTAACAATTTTATATATTCCAGATACTTTTTGTCTCATATTGTAATTGTCCTTTCTTCTAGAAGAAGATACACCAACTCTACACCAAAACTATTATTTTCTTGACAGCCCGACAATCAGACGATATTATAAACATAAAAGGGACATTTCTGTATGGGTCAAAATGGAAAAGGTTCTAAAAAAAGACCACGATTAGTAGATCAAGAAACATGGGACAAAAACTATGAAAGAATCTTCAAAAAAAACAAAAATACTAAACGTGATAAAGTTCGAGAAAAATAAAACCACTTTCATATTATGTGATTGTAGGAGCGAGATTCTAGTATTAGATCATGATTCTGAGTATGGATTAACAGAACTGTCAATATATGAGAATATGTCATCTTATAGTCATAAAATGTCATTTTGGCAGAAATTGAGGTACATTTATCAAGTATTAGTACATAATCGCCCATATTCTGATCAAATTATTTTAAATGGAGAACAGATTGAACATATAACCAATTTTTTGATCTCAATAAAATAAAAATAGTGTATATTAAGTCGGAGGGCATTAATATGGAATATGATGTTTATATACAAGATAATTATTATAAAACAATTTCAGAAAATTTTGTCTCTGATATTCTAAGAATAGTAACCGCTGATATTCATAATAATATTGTTCCAAATTTCGATAGTTCTAAACCAGCATCAATAAAGATTATTCCTGTAACAAAATAATATGGAGATCATATTATGATAATGAAAAATACAGTTACTGATGAACTAGTTAATAAACTCTATCATCTAACAAAGGCTTTAAACCATGCAGAGTCTATCATAAAAGCCTTGGAACAAGAAAACAATTCTTTAAAAGAAACATTATCATCAATATATGATAGAGAAAATGTAATAAATACTGACTTTTTGGTAGAGGTATAAATGAGTCGTCTAACTAAAAATAGTCATGATAAAATGATATTCGGAGTTTGTGGAGGATTAGCACAAGCCACGGGCATAGATTCATCACTAATAAGATTAGGATTTATATTTGGGGCAATTTTTACTGGAAGTATTTTATTATGGATTTATTTAGGACTAGCAATACTACTCCCAATTGAAGATGAAAGATAAAATACCCACCCTAATTGATATCTGTTCAAAATTCAATTATAATCTTATATTATCTGGAAGTTTTGCTGATTATTTTTGGTTAAACTATCAAGACGTAGAGGACTTTGATTTTATAGTAGACTATGCTTTCTTTAATGATTTTATACAACAGAATACTGAGATAATGAAAGATTTTTTTGAGCGTTATGCTTTAAAGCATAGAATAGAAAATAAAAGATTATCCAGATATTTTTATTCTGGTTATCAAGTAGATATATTTGCACAAGAAATTGTACAGAAAAATGAGGTCGTTATGCTTGATAAACATCCCATATTAGTTACCCCACCAGATATTAGACTTAATAGTCTTATCAATCATAAATATGTAAAATCTAAAATGCCTGAAGAAGTGTATGATAGAAAAATAAAAAAAGTAAATGAAAGAATTGAATCATATAAAAAGTTATTATCATGATTTATTTTATCTCTGATACCCACTTTGGACACAAGAATATTGTAGGTTATTGCAAAAGACCATTCGTTGATACTCACGAAATGAATAAGACCATTATTGATAACATCAATAGTGTTGTTAAGCCAAAGGATACTCTTTATTTTCTTGGAGATTTTTGTCATAGGGGTGGCGATCCTAAGAAATATCGAAAACAAATAATTTGTGAAGATATTCATGTGGTTCTTGGCAACCATGACAACGAAAATAAATTTAGCGAAAAAGATTTTTCTTCTATAGGACTAATGAAAGAAATAACCTACTGTAATCAAAAGATTATTCTGTTTCATTATCCTATGAGAGCATGGAACAAAAGTTATCGTAAAAGTTGGATGCTGTATGGTCATGTTCACGGCAGACTTCACAACGAGGATGAATCACTAGGACGCTTTACGCTTGATGTGGGCGTGGATAATAAAAGGGATGGGGTTGGATTTGGTACTCCGTACAGTTTTAAAGAGATTCAGAAACTATTTGGCGACAGAGAGAAAAAATTCAAGGTCGCCCAGTTGACAAGCCGATAATGGATGTTAGAATGAAGGAGTCAAGCGAGAGTATCAGT